ATTATACTTTGAGGTATAGCGCTGAACTTTCTTTTTTGGTTTATAATCTACAATACGATAAGGATTTTCAGTTGTATAATGCCACGAATAATCCCTGAGATGCTTAGTAACTTCTGACATTGTCTTGTATGGTGAGCATAAAGAAGCACCCCATGCCTTTCCCGTCCAGCGTTCAATGACGTATTGATGCATTAGTCTTTCTTTTTTGTGCTAATAAAACGGCCTGGCCGTGAAAAGGAATAATACAACATGGCAGAAGCAAACCAAGTTTCAATAGTATATGGAATATGAAAGTTAAACAACGTATTAATTGCGGCAATTAAAGCAATTGGACAAATAATAAACAAAAAGATAGCAAATACAATAAGACTAATACCGGAGATAAGTTTCATACTCCTATAATAATTTAATAATTAAATAAGGCAAGCAAGCATTTGTCTATTTAAGTGCGCCAGGAGAGACTTGAACTCTCGACTCCAAGCTTAAAAGGCTCGTACTCTGACCAACTGAGTTACTGGCGCGTTAAACATTAAAAGACTGACATTCTTTTAATGTTTTTAAAATTGTAAGATTGTTGAGTTGCTTCGTTATAATATCAATTTTAGCTCGTTGTACATTATATGCAATAGGATTCTTCGGATCGAGGTATAAATTATATTCTGTTAAAAAGAAATCGGGAAAATAATTATGCGTAGTACCATTAAGATCTGTCCACGGTATTGGTTGCGTTGGCCGTATCCACGCGATATTAAGTTCATCCAGTCTTTTTGCTAGCGCTTCTTCCCAAGATGAGTCGAGTAGCACTTCTGTACCGTCTTTGCATTTATATGTACGAGTGGATCTTACTAGTCGACGGTGTGTAGACTTAAGAGCTATAGCTCTTAATTTGTCCTTCGTTTCTTGTGTTTGTATACGGCCTTTAGTATTGTATTTTGCATTCTCATATTTTCCCTCAGCGTGTGCTTTTCTAACTCTCTCACTAGCACCTATTTTAATACTCTCGCTGTGCAATTTTTTATTTAAGTCAATATTTGGATTTTCTGAGCACCATCTCATGTGAATACTATTCAATACCTCTTTATCACAATACTTACATTTCATATAAGTATTTATTAATGAAGGCGAGTATAATACGATTATTGTTTAAATAAAATGGTACAACCGGAGGGACTTGAACCCCCATAAGCCGAGGTAGAAGCTCGGTACTTTATCCAGTTAAGTTACGGTTGCATAAATTTATAAAAAAGGCGGGTGTGATACGTCCCCGTTATTCAAACGAATATATTAGCTTAAGAAAAATTTTACAAGCTAATTTTTAAATTCTTTTAAAAAGATCTCCCAATCAGTAATATTATGCTTATTACGAATATAGAAGGTTGATGGAAGCTCTCTCGGAATTATAGGCTGCCGTACAAGCTTTAGTCCAGCCTCTTCAGGTGTACGTGATCCTTTCTTTGAATTGACTTCCTTGTGACAGAGAACGCAATTCGTCCAATCAGTCTTACCACCTCGGGTACGAGGAATGACATGATCGATATTGGCTTCAGATTTTGAAAGCTTCTTATTAGTATATTGACAGGTGCCGTTATCTCGAGTCCAGATATTACTATGGGTAAACTTCGGACGTTTCATTGGTACCTTATCATACTCACAGAGAACAATAACAGTAGGAATCTTAATGCTACCACGAGTTGTTTTAATATACGAGGCCTTTTCATCAAAAGGCAAATTAACCCAATCCGACCATTTGAGTGGTACCATCATATCATATCCTCGAATATCTAAAGCTGTTGCTGTATTCTGATACATCATGACAAAAGCATCAGCTGGAGATTTTGTATGAATGGCTTGCCAGTTTCTATTAAGAACTAGCACTGTCTCCTGTTTAAGGTACGACATATATGTATATTTAATTAATTGTAAAGAAAGATGGTACACCAGAAGGGATTCGAACCCCTGACATTCTGCGTGTAAGGCAGACGCTACTACCACTGAGCTACTGGTGCGTTATTATTTTTTTAATATATCAACAAAATGCATGATATGCAAGAAAAATAGAGTAAGATTAAATAATCATATGCCAATTAGATTAAAAGATTCTAGTACGTGGCTGGCTGATGTAATAACTTCGTTCATTGGATCGTGGACATTTATTATTGTACAATCCATTATACTAACAATTTGGATTTTAATCAATGTTCTTAATTTGACTCATTTTGATCCTTATCCATTTATTCTTATGAATCTTTTCCTGTCTTTTCAGGCAGCCTACGCTACCCCGCTCATCCTTATGTCTTCCAACAGACAAGCCGAGCGCGATAGATTACACATGCAACAAGAGCATGAAATTACAGAAGAAGATCACATTATAATAAAAGATCTTAAAAAGATTTTAGATGACCTACAGGAAGATGTTCTCTTAAGTAGACTATCACTTGAACAGCATAAGAGACTAGAGGCCGAACACGAAGAATTAAAAACGGGTATAACCGAAATAAAAGAATTACTTCTCAATAAGAAGAGAAAAATTTAAAAATGTCTAGTTGATTGGAGCGGGTAGAGAGAATTGAACTCTCGCATCAAGTTTGGTAAACTCGCAGGCTACCATTACATCATACCCGCATTTGGTACTCATGGTCGGGGTCGAACCGACACTCCTTACGGAACAGGATCCTAAATCCTGCGCGGCTGCCAGTTACGCCACATGAGCATTAAAATTGGCTGCCAAGGTAGGGATCGAACCTACGACCTAGAAGTTAACAGCTTCCCGCTACTACCGCTGAGCTACTTGGCATTTAAAATTTATGGTCGGGCACCTCGGTGCTGCCCCGAGTATTTCCTGGTCCCAAACCAGGCGGATTGCTGTCTTCCTCGTGCCCGTTAATATTATTTTATCTTTTTATTTATAAATGGCTACGGAGGAAGGGCTCGAACCTTCAACCGGCGGATCCAAATTCCGCTGCGCTACCAATTGCGCCACTCCGTATTAAGTCTTATATTTACAATTATTGAAATGAAACCGTGCCATAGTATTTTTAGCGCCTTCCTTTAAGCAATAAGGGCATTTAATTTTTTGTCGCTTAAGACCTCTATTACGCCGCCCGCCAAACGACGGTGACTCTTTGTTTCGCTGTAAAAGTGATTGGCGTATTTTTTCTTTATGCTCTTCAGTTTTATTACCTGATGCAGCTTTTCGTGCATGTTCACGCTGCAATTCAGGGTTTTTTCTAGCAAAATTATTTGCTATCATTTTTTTTCTCGTTTCGTCACTTGCTTTGCGATTAGTGGCTTTTAAACGTAAAATAGCCTTTGTTTCATCAGTATGTCGTTTATTTTGAAACGTTAAATTATTTTTTTCTTTTGATCCGTAACCGCCACCGGGCATTAAATTGTAAGTATCAGATCGTAGACAAAAATCAGCATCAACAATTTCTGCTTCTCTATAAAGCATCTCTTCTTTGGAGTCAAAATATTCTAATATTTCTTTTGTAAAGCACGCCTTACCATATTTGTTAATATCTCTTATAAGAGCTTTACCTGAGCCAAAATAATAATCGTTAATATCGCGGGACTGATGTACACCTATATAAAACTTATTATTAATGTTATTTGTAATTTTATACAAGTAATATATCATATAATAATATTTATGTAAAGGTAGCACATTAATCAATTAAAGACTGGAGAATAGCGGGATCGAACCGCTGACATTCTGCTTGCAAAGCAGACACTCTACCAACTGAGTTAATTCCCCGTAAAAATGGAGCGTCAGGTAGGATTTGCACCTACGGCTTTAGGGTTTTGCAGACCCTTCCTTTGGGCTTCTCAGGCACTGACGCATATTGGCGGATAGGGTAGGATTCGAACCCACGGTACCCTTCCGGGTACTTCTGATTTCAAGTCAGATGCAATAGACCAACTCTGCCACCTATCCGTAAAAATTTATTGACAATGATAATTGAGGTAACGTTGAGCGGCTTTAGCTGTTAAACCACCTTTACCTTTTAATGAACGTGCTTTAGAACATGTAAGCTTACCTTTAACCTGACGTTTAAGAATGCCTGGGTGACGTGGTTCATCGATACTTTTTTCTGTTACATATTCCTTAAAAGTCATAAAGTTATTTAATGGAGGAAGCTGAGGGATTCGAACCCTCGGAGGCGATAAAGCCTCGGTTGTTTAGTAAACAACTCTCTTAAACCGCTTGAGTAAGCTTCCATAAAATGGTGTCTCTTGAAGGTAACGCTCCTTCTCATCATCGTTCGTAGCGACGAGTCTAAAGTCTTTTAGAAGAGACATAAAATGGTCAGGAGGCTGGGATTTGCACCCAAACCGATTCTTTCACAGAGAATAATGCTACTATTACACCACAACCTGATAAAAATGGCGGAGTTAACGGGACTCGAACCCGCACTCACTCGCGTGACAGGCGAGTGCTTTAACCAATTAAGCTACAACTCCGTTCGTAGGACTAGATGGACTCGAACCATCAACCCTTTCGTTATCAACGAAATGCTCTGACCGGTTGAGCTATAGTCCTGTAGAAAATTGGTGGCAGGAGCGGGAATCGAACCCGCAATCTTTGCGTTATGAGCGCAACGACT